AAAAGGAACGGATGTAGAAGAACCGGCTGTAAAAGGAACGGCTGTAAAAAAAACGGATGTAGAAGGTCATGGCAGATCAAAACGAAATAAAAAATCAAAACGAAATAAAAAATCAAAACGAAATAAAAAATCAAAACGACGGCGCGTTTATTAGTGGTAAAATCATGCATGATCATAAGTACATTGAAGGCATGCCTAAACACTACTACTGCGTAGTGGAATGACTCATGTGTCATTTTCGGCACGATGTAGGTTAAGCAGATTGGTCGGCTTTCCAAACGGTATCGCACGTAGAACATAGATAAATATATTTCATATTTGTATTATCGTAGCGAATATAAATAATTTCGCGTTCATTGTCCGCGGGATGTACATTTGTTTCACAATCGTGATTAGGACATAAAATTTTACTTACACGCGGTAAAGTGGGATCTAATTTGGTATATTTATTAATAATGTGGGCGAATGATTGTTTGCCCTTATTCATTTGTATTTTACTGATGGATACATTATCAACGGTCAAAATATTATCTTCATTCCCGCAATTTCTACAATAATATATTAATTTATTTGGGTCATCGTTGTCGAGCCGAATATAATATTTGTTATCACATACACCACAAAAATGCATTTATTATTATTTTTATTAATTATAATTATGTGTTTATTTAATAATAATAATAAATATAATAATATTATTATTTCAATTTTTTATTCAACAATAACGCAATTGATGCATTTTTCATACAATTTATCGTATTCCAATGTCGTATTCATGCAATATAAATGAGTAATAATATGTTGTAATGTTGGAAATTCATTTTTTTTTTTTTCTAAATAAGCAATAATTTTATCACGATTTTTTAAATATTGTTCCTTGACGATATAATAAAACATTTCAAATTTCGGAGGATAAACCCCCAAATGTTTGGTAACTATTTTTAAAATGGCAATCTCGATATTTTTATATTCAATAATTCGTGTATAATTCACAACATCTCGATGTGTTTGAGCGACACCGGGTTCATTTAATAATGGGTTTTTGCACAGTAGAGTACATAATGTTAATAATACAGTGGATATGGTTTGACACGATGTCCATTGTTCTCCTCGCCACGTGTTTAAAATGGAAATACATACTTTCCCAGTACTATACAAATTCGGATTAAATCTAATATTATCTCCATTTGTACAATATTTTATTACAGGTGGACTACTCGGATAATCTTGTGGAAACGTGAAATCGAAAAAATAATTGCCGTATTGATATGGTGTATCCTCTGGACCAATTATCAATGCATATCCCTTGAGCATATTTGAATCATCGTGCATATAATAAATTCCGTTTTCTGTTAATGGATTTTTAATAATTTGTTTAACATCGTTCAATAATCGTTTAATGGTTGTCTTGGAAATAGCGATGATCTCATTATTATTATCACTAGACATTATGTAATTATACATGATATGAAAAAATGTGTTTATATCGATTTGTTACAATAATAAAAACCATTGTTATATTTACAAAAAAAATGAAATAGAAATATATTAGTATATATTATCAACAATAATCCACTCCCCTCGCTATAATGTCATCGCTATCTGACTTTTTAGCTAAGCATAGTACAAGTAAAAGAAATGAAAATAATGATAATGTTGCAGCGGTGGCGCCAGTCGACGCAAACATCGGTCCAACACATACAAGAATAGCAGATAGAATGTTGCATATTTATGGCGGAGCATATGTAATACCAAGCGCGGACTTGCCTGCATTTTATAAATTGTATTTCGAAGAAGTGTTTGTAAAAAAGAAGATGGAATATTTAACCGAAAAACAGTTACCATTAGGTGGAGCAATATTAGTTGATTTGGATTTTAGATATAGTCATGATGTAGAGGTTAGACAACATACTAAATCGCATATTCAAGATTTAATAAATCTCATTTATTTGGAAACACTTAAGGAATTCTTCATATTCGAAGAAAATAAATCATTCCCAATTTATGTGATGGAAAAACCAGACGTGAATCGTCTGGAAGATGGATCATTGACAAAAGATGGTATTCATTTAATTATAGGAATTCAAATGGATCATAATTTACAGCTTATGTTGAGGGATCGCATCTTAACCAAAATTGCAGATATTTGGGATTTACCGTTGATTAATAAATGGCCTGCTGTTTTGGATGAAGGTATTTCAAAAGGAACAACAAATTGGCAAATGTTGGGATCGAGGAAACCGGGGAATTTGGCATATGAAATAACTCAATGTTATACCATAACATATGATAATACGGATGGCGAGTTTATGATGGATGAACATGATCCCAAGACCCTCGAATTATCAAAAATTTATCATAAAATATCGGCACAGTATCCAGATCATCCTACATTCGAAATTAATCCAAAAATTAAAACGGAAATTGAAAAATGTAAATCCATAAAAAATAAAAATAAACATGCGGGTATAAAAAGAACGGTGGGTAAATCTAAACCGAAATTATTGATATTGGGTGGTAACGACGAAAATGATAGTGAAACGGACGAAATTTGTGCAATTGAAGATATCAAAACAAAAGAAATCTTGCAGGTGGCAGTGGATAATATGTTGGGTTCATTGAAAAGCGACGAATATGATATTAAAGAAATACACGATTATACCCAAATATTACCCGAAAAATATTACGCACCTGGATCACATGAAAAAAATAGATTAGTCGCATTTGCACTGAAACATACCGACGACCGATTATTCTTATCGTGGGTTATGCTACGAAGTAAAGCCGCCGATTTTGATTATGATACAATTCCAGATTTATTGAATAAATGGCGAAAATATTTCAAGGAGAGACCGGATGGTGTAACAAAACGATCAATTTTATATTGGGCAAAACAAGATGCGTTTGAAGATTATATGAAGGTGAAGTTGACGACACGTGATCATTTTATAGAAGCAACAATAACTAGTTCAGTGGAATACGATTTTGCGGTAGCATTGAAATATATGTTTAAAGATAGATATGTATGCACGAGCATTACTGCGGATAAATGGTACATGTTTAAAAATCATCGTTGGGTAGAAGATAAAGGTGCGACATTACGTCTTGCTATTTCAAAGGATATGTTTGTGGTTTATATGGATTTACAGGAAAAGTATTTGGAAAGCATTCAGAAATTCATGAACGAACAAGAGGATGATGCGGATCTTGCTACAAACCAACAATATAAAACATTATTGGCTAGAGGATCTATTATTGCGCTGAATATGGCAAAAATGAAAAAGAGTGCAGAAAAGGATAAGATTATGCGAGAAGCTGCGCCGCTATTTTATGACGGCGAATTTATTAAACAAATGGACGCAAATCGTTATTTGATGTGTTTTACAAACGGCATTGTTGATTTTAAAAACAAACAATTTCGAGAAGGATATCCTCAAGATTATATTACCAAATGCACGAATATTGCATATCAACCGTGCAATGATAATGGAACGATGAGTGAAATAGTGACGTTTTTCAAACAATTATTTCCTATTGAAGAATTGAATACCTATGTATGGAGTCATTTGGCATCTACTCTTATTGGTGAAAATATTAACCAGACATTTAACATTTATAGAGGAAATGGAAGTAATGGGAAATCGATGTTGACTGATTTAATGACACATGCACTTGGCGATTATAAAGGAACTGTACCAATTACATTAGTTACAGATAAACGAAATGGAATTGGTGGGACATCGTCCGAAGTTATGCAATTAAAAGGAGTGCGATATGCAGTCATGCAAGAACCGTCGAAAGATGCGAAAATCAACGAAGGTGTAATGAAAGAATTAACTGGCGGCGATCCAATTCAAGCTCGTGCATTATATTGTGAAAGTGAAACATTTATACCACAATTTAGTTTAGTGGTATGTACAAATACCTTGTTTGAAATTAATAGTAACGATGACGGAACATGGCGAAGAATTTGTATCGTCGATTTCATGTCTAAATTTGTGGATACTAATAGTAGTAATAATGGTATTATTACTGACGACAATCCATATCAATTTCCCAAGGATAAGAATCTGAAAGAAAAGTTACCAAAATGGGCGCCGATATTTATGAGTATGTTAGTAAATTTGGCGTATGAAAGTCAAGGATTAGTTCAAAGTTGTGATTTAGTGACTGCATCATCGAATAAATATAGACAAGGACAAGATCATATTGCTGCATTTGTAAATGAAATGGTGGCGGTTAAAGAAGGGAAAAAGATTGGGAAACAAGCATTATGTCAACAATTTAAATTATGGTTTTTAGATTCGTATGGATCGAGAAAGGCGCCAAAAGGGATTGAATTGTGCGAGTATATGGATTTAAGATTTGGAAAAAGTAAGAAAAGTGAATGGCGAAATGTTGAGATATTATACCCAGAAACGGAAGATGTTACACAAGATGACATGACAAGTTATTGATATTGCAACATTACAGTATTATCGACATAATTATTTTGTGATCATATATGGTCACAAAATATTCAAGTATTTGAATTATATATTTTTTGTTTATTGTATTCGGTCCATACGAAAAAAGAAAAAATAAAAGAAAAAATAAAAGTTGGACCCAAAAGTCCAAAAAGGCCCAAAATCCCCAAAAAAAAAGAGAAAAAAGGGAAACCCCATGAATGGTAGGCATTGGCATTTTTTGGTAAATCGTTGACATGTTTTGGTAAATCGTTGACATGTTTTGGTAAATCGTTGACATGTTTTGGTAAATCGTTGACACGAAAAAAAAAGCGAGATTTGAGGGAATCCGAGAAAATCCGGAAAAAAGCTTATGCTCACGTTTGCAAAAACAACAAATAAAATATGCTCTCCCTTATTTTTATTTTTCGAAAAAACAAGAAAAAAATGAAAAATTTAAAAAAGCCAAAAGTATTTTGGAAAATGAAAAATGGACATTTATAAATGTCCAAAATATGAAATCCTAGAATAGTCTTGGGAAAAAAGAAAAACCTTCATGGCGTCGTTGGTTCACAATTATATATAACTGATCGAGCAGATTTGGTATAATTATCATCATCGCGTATCAATGCATTATGTATTGTATAATATTTACATCTATCTGTAAATATTAGACGGTAATCTACAAACTTTTGTAGATATTTTTTGGTAATAAAGTGTATATTTGTGACCATGTTTTCAATAGATACGCAATGATATAATTGATAACGACTGGATATAAAACTAATAAGATAAATATTGACCATTTATACAATCGGGATTTATTGCTTTCTGCTAAAAACAATCCAATAAAAAACGCAATTAATAAAATAATATAAATCCATCTAAATATATAATACCATTTTGTCAACGATTCATAATTCTGTGATTCGTAATATGTTTTTCGGTCGGCGGTGACTACATCTGAATTTAATCTGCCGATATGTTCATGTGTTTCCGCGTTTTCATTGACATAATCATGATATAATTCTTTAACATATACATAATTCGTGTAAAGACTGTTATATGTTGTAGTTAGATTAGTCGCGATTTCAACTTGTTTATTAAATTCATTTTGTATGTTGGTACATACTGTGTCTGCTTGAGTTGTTATGGCGGTACTCATAATTGCATTATATCCAGCAGTTCCGTCGACATATGTAATATACGCCTTTTCTGCTTGTCCTAATTCTGCGGGGGCAGTCATAACATTAGACTGTGCTGCTTGATATGCGGATTTAAGACTGTCTGCTGTTTTTTGTTTTTGACACGACGGTCCACATGTTAAAGCGTCGGCGGATTGTGCCAATAATTTATTTAATTGGGCAGTTGAATCTGCAGATAGTTGAGCCTGATCCGCGTTAAAAGGTTGTGCCATTATAATATTATTCTTACTATAATATTATAATATTATTATTTGTTATTTACAATCCACCATATCCACCCATATAAGTATTCAATCCACTACTGGTACTAGATCCGATAGTAGACCCCATACCAGTAGTGGAGTCGGAACCTGAGCCGGATGTAGCAATAGCAACAGTGGCTACATAGCCTAGAGGTTCACATTGGTTCGTAGTTGCATTATATACATTATCCCCAGCACAACACGCTTGCCCTATACAGGTAGCTGTCCCGCTAGCCCATGGAGTAGCGGCGGATGAAGGCGATGTGCTGACAGGAGGAGGTAAACTTGTATCCGCGGGATTAAAGTTCCAGTTATATTCATCGTAGTTCATATTGTCGTGGGCATTTAAATGAACTATTTGCGGCCACATATAATATGCACTAATTACAACAATAATGACAACTAATATGGAATAAATATTTTTACTTATAATATCTTTATTGTATAAAATGGTTAGTATAATAATAGGAATACAAATCAAAATAACCGATTTCATTATACTGGTATGATCGGCATATTGATCGCCGTAATATGTATTTATTTGAACTAATCTTAATGTATTTTCCTTTTCGGTTTCAATTGTGCTTAATCTAAGTTTTGCTTGATTCAATTCATTTTCAACGATTTCGATGGCACTATTTTGTTCTACTAATGTATCGCGGACAGAGGATACATTTTCTTTAAAAAAAGAAAACATGCCGTTTAAATTTTGGTAAAGATTGATTCTTATTTGTGATATTTCATTAATTTTTTGAACAAGCGCATCTTTTTGTTCAGTAGTCAATGAATTATCGGCAGTTCCTTTCTCTAATTTGGCGAATAAACCCTGTTCAATTTCTTGTAAATTTTGAATATCGGTTAATGTCTGTGCATTTCTTTCTTGTATATGTTCATACTTTTTGCCGGAATTAGAACCAGCACCAGAACCAGAACCAGAACCAGAACCAGAACCAGAACCACCAGAACCAGAACCAGAACCAGAACCAGAACCACCAGAACCACCAGAACCAGAACCA